CACAGCTTCAAGAAGTTCTTTTTTGAAACTTGTGGTTAAAGTAGAGCTTATAGCCATATTAAATACCTCTAATAATTTTTGCTAATTCTTCCTCTCCACCACCTATTAAATCTTGTATTAGAGAGGCTTTATAAGATTTTAACGCATTTTTTATATAAATCAAACACACTTGATATATAGCATCTTTGTAAGCTTTGGCTTGTTCTTTGATATGTGGCTCCTTGTCTTCAGAGTAACTTACAATTTTTTCTGTAAGTCTTTCAGCCCAAAATTCAGGGGGATGGCCACCAAAATTTGTAGTTTTAGCTTCAATAATACCTAATTCTGGCATCCCAGCAGGTGTGATCTTATCTACCATTTTTTAGGTTCTGGTGGTTTTAAATGACTGTCGTTGCGATCAATTAGCGTTGGTTCTTGCGATTTTTTAACTATATCTAGATTATCAATGCGTTCTAGCTTTATACCCTTTTCATCTACTAAAATGATATATGGATTTTTAAGTCTATGATAACCATAAAGTTTCTGTTCTGCTGGTACATCTGTATCTAATAAACTTGATGTATGCGCTACTTCTACTTGCATACCCGCAGAAATACACTTACTCAACCAGAACTCTACGCACCCTCGCCCTGCTTCTGCAAAGTGCAAATTACCTTTGTAAGAGAAATCTATACCAAAAAGTTTAAGATTTGCAACTTCATTCCAAAATGCAAAAGCTATAGCATAGGCTACTGTGTTGTTTAGGTAATGACAATTTGAATACTGGACTACTTCTTCAAGTGGATATTCAACCAATCCAGGGCATCTTTCATCTAACTCACATGTATATATAGGACCTTCATGTTCTAAAAGCATTTCTTTCATACTTTCTGTCTGACCACCAGCGTCCTCTGTATCTAAAAATCGTGATGCAGGATCCATCATAAATACTCTATCGTGATATATTACCGATGCTACTCCATTTATGGCCCATACTTCATCAAAATGAACCCCATGCGATTTAGCTAAATTATAATCAAACCAACTTTTACCCATACCAACGATGGCAACTGTTTTGCCTTTAAGGCTTTCTGTATTACTCATTTTTATTTTATGAAACCGATGACCTCAAAGAATCGTAACGGTATTCATCTCTTCTCCCCCTAGCTTCTGCAAGATTTTTCAACCTTGATATTTCCATCATAAAGCGTTGCTCATATTGTTGTTGCATGTCGCTTTCCCCTTTTAAAAATATATTTGCCTCTACTAAACACCCATACAATAAAGCGTTTCTAGCATTAGTAGACAGCCATGTGCCCGTAGTATCTGTAACTAATGAAGTTGGTTTGAAAAGGTAATGTAACTCAACACTGTAATTGGAATCTGGCACAGGACTTACTATTAATGTAGAGCCATTATTTGTCGCTGTAGAGAGCTCTTTATCAAAATCAGCATAATACTTGGGTAAATCCCTAAGCGTTGTATCTGTTGGATCTACGATGTATTCACGCATAAAAGATGGATGTTTTTTATCTAAATAATGATAATCACCATTGCCATCAATAACTGCGAGTGAAAAACTCATTTGAAAGTCTGACGGTGTTGTTAAATATGTGTTGCCTGCGGTTAGAGAGCCTGTTACATTTTTTCTAAAAAAGTCAAACTGCACTAATTCAAATATGCGTTCTTCAGCGTTTTTTATAAAGTCATCTAAGCTGTTTACAAAGGTAGTTTCTTCGTTTTCAACATAGTTTTGTATTAATGTCTTGAGTTCGGCTAATGTCATGTGATAACTATTGTAACCTCACCTACACTACCTGTCATCTTGGAAACTGTAAAGTTTGCAGGTAAAGTTGATGGGTTCATGTAGTCTGGTCTAAAGATATTTGAATTTACAACAACAACAAACCCTTCACCTTCTTCTGCGTCATTATTAGGACGTGGTTTGTATAAAGCCTCAGGATCCGCAGTAGCAGTGAGTGGCTCTAATTGTGGATGTTTTGGTTCATAACAATGTGGACAAACCTTAGCACCATTCCATTCTTCTTTTAACTCTAGAAGCTTATATTCAAAACCACATCTATCACATAATGCTTTTGCAAATTTACCTAAAGCGTATGCCATTAGTTCATCCTTATGTCAGGTCTTACTCTAAATGATGCTCTATCCTCATCTTGATCTGCAGCTCTTCTAAATTCTTCCTCATACATTGCTTTAAGTTGTGGTGTAAGTTGTGGATTCTTCTTCATAGACAAGTAGTACGCTAAACCAGCAACAAAACAAGGATAAAACCTAAACGGCATGTCCATAGTATTAGTTGCAGCATCTGCATCATCCATTCTTACAAGCTTGTTAAAAACTAAAATATCCGTGCTATTTTCTGGTGCAGGCCATATTTTTAAAGCAGGTGTAGTTAATTTATCAAAAAAGAACTGTGAGGGTCTTGCTTTTGTTTCTTTATTTGGAATGTTTAGATATTCAGATCTACTAATTCTGTTCATGCTAATATCAGTTTGCTCTTGGTTTACAGTCCTACGCACCACTACATCTAATACATCAATTACATTAGCATTTAATGAATAACTAGAAGTGCCTTCAGTAACAGTTTGTGTGGCTTGTTCTATAGTCCATTGATTGAGACCTCTATTAGCCCATTCAGCTAACATAAGATTTACACTTCTAATAGCAGTTTTAAGATCATATCCTGTTCTTAATTCAGCACCACACCTCTCGTAGGCCTCTTCTATAAACTCTGTTACATTCGGTTCAAAATTTGTGCTGCCAGATAATGCCATTAATCTTTCCTATCATCTTGATTATATAGATTATCAAATGTTGTGTATGAATCCATATAACTATCGTGTTTCTCTGCTGAGTGAATCCATTGACTTGGTGAAAAATCGGGCGGCCCGTCACCAACACGCCAAAGAGCTGGATTTGTAGCTCTCACTCTATTGTTTGGTAAAGCTACAAAATTACCAGTATATTCACCAGCGTCTGTCAAATATAACACATGTGACTGTTTATGTTGAGCAGAATCGTCTGCGATACTATTTTCTGTGTAATCTACAGTAAACATATAGGTGCCTGTATAGAACTCACCCCCTATTTTGCATATCCAGGGAGAAGAGCTAACTCTATCTAATACTACTACTGAATGATGATGACTCAAACAATCCCAAGGTTGTGCTAAATGATCCTCCATAGGTGTAGGCCATTCATCCACTGGTACATCAGCTATAAGTGCTTGTATTGGCATCCTTGCCCACATAGCACCACCATGTATATTTTCATCTGGATGATCCTCTAGATCTGTTTCGCAACCAGTGAATACCACTTGAAAAGACAAAGATCTGTCTGGAATAGTGTTAACTGCAAAGGCTAAGGCATGCAGATATTCTCCGTGATATTTTTGATGGTTTGCTGTAAATTCTTTACGCACCCAACATTTGAACTGTGGTATGTTCGATATTAGATAAGACAAAATAACCCCCTAGTCTTAGTTTTAAACTCTTCCGCCTTTTGACATGTATTTACTAGCTTTTCCACCTCTAGCCATGTACTTTGAAGCTTTACCACCTTTAGCCATATATTTAGATGCCTTCCCACCTTTTGCCATATATTTAGATGCTTTTCCGCCCTTTGCCATATATTTTGAAGCCTTACCGCCTTTTGCCATGTATTTTGAGGCTTTGCCACCTTTAGCCATGTACTTACTGACTTTACCGCCCATAGCGTATCCTTTTGTTCTTCTATACATAATTAATCCTTTTTCTTTGGTCTGCCTTTCTTAGCAGTTGTTTTCTTTGCAGCAGCCTTTTTTTTCGGCTTTACTTGATTGCCAGAAGAATCTAAATAAATACGATCTTCGACAACGGGCTGATCTGGTCTGACTTTTGCATCAAGTCTTGCTTGTAATTTTGGATCTACACTAGATTTTTTCTTTGGCATATCTTCTCCTAACTAATAGTTGTGACCTTTCTTTTGTCAGGTCTGACAGCTCCACAACCTCTTGCTATAAAGCCACCTTTTTTCATTTTAACACGATTTTGTTTTTTCATGGCTTTTTCGATTGCCATACCTCTTTTCATCTCATAGGATGAAATTTTGCCATCTTTATCAAGATCTGCTTTTTTTCTATTCTTTAACATTGTTGTGCCTCCTGTCTTCATAGAAACTCTTGCCTTTTTTGTGTTTGCAACCACTGTTTTACCTTTAGCCCCTGCTCTTTTTTTCTTTCTTGCAGTTTTTGCTCTTTCTGACTTAGATAAACTTCTAGCTTTTGCAGCTGGTAAACAACGATCTGGGTTTTTTTTATCTTTACTTGTGCCGCAAGGCCCTTTAATAGATCCATCTGTGCCAATGCGCACCCAGTTTTGTTCACGCCACTGCTTAAGTTGTCCCATTACCTTAGTCTATCTGACATGACAGCACCTTGGCCTCTAATACTTACGAAGCCACCCTTAGCCTTTTTTTTCCTTTTTTTACTGCCTTTTGCATAATTAGGATCTTTACAATACTTCGATGCAGCCATATTTGCATATGCTGAAGGGTATGTATCAAAAGTTCTTTTTGCCCAAGCTTTGCCCTCTGGGCAAATTTTGCCTCCACTTTTAACTTTACCTCCCTTTTTCATTTTAAGAGTTTGTAATGTTTTTGCTTGTTTTGCATGCGTTTTGCTTGCTTTTTGCAGACCCTTAATAACTTTTTTTAATTTTTGTTTAGCCATAATTTAACTCGTCTAAATGATAGTTTAGCGTAAGCTCCTCGCCAACACTAATTTTTTTTGATGTAATTACATTAAAAACTCTATAGTCGTCCCAGTCTAATTCTTCGCTAAGGTAACAATTTGAATCTTCTGAGTGATTTAAAAAGCCCCCTATGGATGTTCTTACATAACCTTTTATAATAGGAACTTTTATATGTGACATACCTAAATCAAAATCTTTGTCAATATTATCTACCGCAAACAGTCCATATCCTTCTATAGGGCTTTTTTGAACTTCAATACAATCTGGTAATGGTTTGTAATAAAATTTATTATAAACAGGATACATTATTTAGTTCTGCCAAATTTTTTACGTATTGAGTCTTTACCACGCCTAAATATTTCTGCTTGCCTTGGCTTGCCACCATACTTAGATCTTTGTTCACCCACTGTTAATATTTGTATTAATCTAGCAAAAGGTTTTTTAGTTTTTTTAACTTTAGCAACTGTATCTCTTGCATCTTGGACTGTAGCATATTTAATAGAAACTGTATCTTTAGGGTTTTCATCAGTATAAAGCCTTCGACCTGAACCTTTTGGTTTTTTACCAGTGCCTTTCTTTGGATCTGACTTAGCCATTTAACATTTCCACCTTCTTCTAGCTTGTCTAATTCTTGAATTTGGATTGTTTCTTGTTTTTGCAGAACTTTTCTTTAATTGCCCTAGCGACCTTGCACAAAAAGATTTTCTTCTTTTAGCTGCTTTGCTACCTTTTTTTACCTTGCCAGTAACAGCGCCTTTTAATTTAGATCCTGGGTTAGCTTTTCTATAAGCTCTTATTCCTTTCTTAGTCATACCCGCCCCTTTTTTAGTGGGGCGGTAATTACCACCTTTACCAGTTGTTCTGCGTATTTGTTTAGCTTTTCGTCTGGTAGCCATTCATTAATAGTTTTTGTTCAAAACTAAGATTATCGAATACGCATCGCCACTAGAGTGACCAACTGTTGTGAAGTCTATATCGCCTGTAACACCTGAACCTGCATTGTTAGGTATACCACTAAATCTATCATCATAATACTCATCACCTGTGCTATCTGCAGGTAGTGGTATTGCTAAAACATTAGTGGATGCGTCAAATTCTATATCTACACCCATACCTCTGGTTGCCCAGTATATGCGTGCTATAGAGACGCTGGTACAAGCTTCTCCTGCACTGTTGGAGGTCAATGCGGATACATCTACTTTTTTAACACTAGATTCGCCTGTACCATCAGACTCGTTTGTAAACTTTAAGATAGCAACTCTTTCACCATCTTGGATAGTTTGTGACGTTACTGTATCTGCCATTGTTTACTCCTATCTTTCGACTGCTGCAACTACGTAATCAATTGTCATGGTTTGTGCAGAAGCTTCACCATTTTGAATACCAAATGATACTGTTAATTCTTCATCATCTGGTAAGTTAGTGATTGCAACACCCACAGGTTTTGCGTTATTTATAGAATAAAAAACTTTAGAGGCATCTGGATCTATAAACCATGTAGTAGTAATGAAAGTATCGTCAGCCATTGTTGCTACATCTTCAGTAGTAGTAGCTGTGTTATCTTTCTCAACTAAGAAATCTAGGCCTGCATCACCATCTGCTGAGATAAAAAATACACCGTCTGTTGTATCAAGTGGTGTTGTATCAGTAATACCCAGACCCATTACAAAGTCTGATTGGTCAACGTCATTCACTTTAAATCTAGCTGAAAAGTAAGCTTTTTTACTGGTGCTAAGTTTAAAACCTTCACCTTTTAATTGTAAAAAGTCTAAGTCATTATCTCCAGCAGCATTAGTAAGCAATAAAGCTCCACCAGCTGATGAAGTTACGGCTTCAGATGCACTTCCTGTGCCAGCTTCAGTAGTTGTAATCGTCCAATCACCAGAGTTATATGTAAAAAAGTCATTGTGATACATATAAAACGTCTGATCTGACGGATATGGTGCGAACATAGGCTGGTTTTTCTTGTGCTCGGAAGCAACAGTATTACCTGCCCAAAGTATTAGGTTTTGAAAATGTGGATTAGCCATTATGAACTCCTTTATCTTGTATTAATGGAAACCTTGCGGCCCTCATCAAGCTAATTAATTATATAACCTCTTAAATTCTATACCTAAATTTACGGACAAGCAACAAAAAAGGGAGCCGAAGCTCCCTTAGAAAATTGTAGATGAGTTAGAAACGCTACAATAAATCGTTCCTTTACGCTCCTTGAGAACCGAATACGGCTCTAAAGTTTGAATATCCGAAGCTATAACGCTCTCTAGCCTTATATCTCATATTACCTGTATCGAAGTCTCCCTCTAATGCAGTTTGCATTGGTGATCTTTCAAAATACTTAAAGCCGTCAGGGCAGTCAGTTTTAATGAAATAAGCATCAGTATCTGTAAGATAGTTATTTACAACATATCCATCAGGAAGCATGCCCATATTATTGATAGCGTTAATATCGTTATCAGATGTGGCTACTCTGCCTGGTGTGTTGAGTAATCTATCAGCTACAAACACTAACTGTGGTGGAATGATGAGTTTCATTCCTCTTAAAGCAATATTAAGACCTCTATCATCTGTTAATGTAGAAATACTAATAAGGTTGTCTTCAAGAGATGTCTCATTTAAGTCCGCCATAGTAGTTGCTCTGTTTGCTAGTGAACCACCGCCGCCTAGTGGGTGATCTGTAGCTATCAAAGTTTTACCATCACCGCCAGTAACACTAAACGCATTGTTTAGTACTGCTGCAGCTTTGATTTGCTTTGTGTTTGCCATAGATCTAGCCAAGGCTTTGGTATATCTTGCTCCGAGTCTATCATAAAGATTATCCTCAATTGCTTCTTCAGTAAGTGCGAAAGCTAAAGCCACTGTTTCGTGGGTATAACGTGAAGTGTAACCTTCGTTAGCTGTATCAAATCTGACACCGCTTCCTTCAGCTTTTACTTCAGCATTACCAAACCCTACTATTAGGGTTTCTTCTTCAAACGCTCTATCAGAAGTTTCTGCATCGTAGATCT